ATTGCAAGATGATGATACACTTGCTAAATTAGAAATACGCAGGATAGTGTTACTGCATAAAGAAGAAATAAGAAAAACATTCGGTAAACAAACATACCAAGATGAATTACAATATGTAGTATCACATAAATCAAGGAATGCATTCATACGTAACCTCACTCTCGATTTAGAAGGTAACACATTAGTATTATACAATTATGTTGATAAACATGGGAAACCTCTGCATACATTAATAAAAGAAAAAGCAGAAGAAGGGCGCAAGATATTTTTTGTGTCAGGTAATACTGCAGCTACAGACAGAGAAGCTATAAGAGCTATAGTTGAAAAACAAAAGAATTCTGTTATAGTAGCATCACTCGGCACCTTTAGCACAGGTATAAATATTAGGAATCTTCATAATATTGTATTTGCATCTCCATCGAAATCACAGATAAGAGTTTTGCAAAGTATTGGAAGAGGATTGAGAAAAACCGATGACGGTAGGTCTACTACACTATATGATATAGTGGATGACATAAGTTGGAAGTCACGTAAAAATTATGGAATATTGCACGCAGATGAAAGACTTAGGATTTACGGTAGAGAAAAATTTACACATAAAACATACAGAGTAGAACTATGAGTAAGAATGTAAAGCAATTTAAATTAACTAATAATGATGAAATAGTCTGTGAAGTCGCAGCATGGCATGATGAAGAAACTGATGAAATAGTAATAAAGAAAGCACTTAAAATAGTAAGTGTAGAAGATTACACTCGTGGTATAAGATTCTTTGCTTTAAGACCTTGGATAGCTTTTCAAGATAATCCAGAAGAATTACAGTCATTGAATTCTACTCACATCATTGTAACATCTTCACCCACTAAATCTATGTTAAAATATTATAATACATGCCTAACGGCAATAAAACAAGATCTTAAAAAACCAGGTGTACCTCGCAAGGGTGTATGGGCAAATTTAGATGAAGTAAATCATGAGACTCGTGACTTATCTGATGAAGAGCTTGATGATTACCTTACTAGTAAATATGGTAGCATGATAGAAGATGATCACTTAGATTCAGCTGACAATAACATAATTAAATTTAAGCCGAAAGACACCATGCACTAGGGTATATCCCCTCTTCCTCAGATATACTATCTTATTATACCATATTTTTCAGCAAATGTACAACGTTATTTTACAATAATAACAGTTATTTTTGCTTCTTAAAAGAAAAAAAAGTATTGTACATTTACGTAAAACTAGTGTATAATAGTACTATAAAATAAAGGATTAACTATGGCACGCAGAAAAAGCATACACTATGTCAATAACGCGCAGTTTTCACAAGCAGTAGTTGACTATGTCGGACATTTAGAAGAATGTAGAAGAGATGAAACAACTTTACCAAAAGTTCCTGACTACATAGCACAATGTTTCTTAAGGATAGCCGAAGGGTTATCGCATAAAGCAAACTTCATAAGATATACTTATAGAGAAGAAATGGTTATGGATGCAGTTGAAAATTGTTTAAAAGCTGTATCAAACTATAACCTTGAAGCTGCAACAAGAACTGGTAAACCAAATGCATTTGCTTACTTTACACAGATAACTTGGTTTGCTTTCTTAAGAAGAATAACAAAAGAAAAGAAACAACAAGAAATTAAAATGAAATACTTAACTAAATCTGGTGTTGAGAGTTTTATTGACACAGGTTCTGAAAGAGTTGCTGTTGATGTTGCATCACACTTTGTTGATACATTACGTGATAGAATACAAAGAGTAAGAAACACAGACACTGAAGTTAAAGAATTAGTTAAGAAGGAAAAGAAGAAAAGAAAGAGCAAAATTGCTGATTCAGATTTAAGTGAGTTTATGACATGAAGATAGCGGTACTTAATGATACACATACCGGCATACGAAACTCATCAGAAATATTTTTAAATAACGCAGAAGATTTTTATAATAACATATTCTTTCCAGAATGTGATAAACAAGGTATAACACAAATACTACATCTTGGTGATTATTACGATCACCGTAAGTTTGTTAACTTTAAAGCTCTCAATCATAATCGTAGAATATTTTTAGATCAATTGCGTAAACGCGGTATGTCTATGGATATTATTCCTGGAAATCATGATACGTTCTATAAGAATACAAACGAACTTAATTCTTTAAAAGAATGTTTAGGCCATTATATGAATGAAGTCCATATTGTTATGGAACCTACTGTAATGGAATATGATTCATTAAAGATAGGATTAGTCCCGTGGATATGTCAAGAAAATTATACACAATGCATGAACTTTATAAAAGATTGTAAAGCAGATTGGTTAGGTGCTCATCTTGAATTAAATGGTTTTGAAATGATGAGAGGATTAAAGAACACTCATGGTATGGACCCTAAATTATTTTCAAGATTTGAAATGGTATTAAGTGGTCACTATCATTGTGCATCACAAAAAGACAATATCTGGTATCTCGGTTCACAAATGGAATTCTTTTGGTCTGATGCTCATGATCCTAAGTACTTTCATATAATAGATACTGAAACAAGAAAAATAGAGAAGATAAGAAATAATCACACTTTATTTGAAAAAGTCCTTTACAATGATGAAGAAATAGATTATAATAATTATAATAAAGATTTTACAAATAAATTTGTAAAAGTTATTGTTATGAATAAAACCGATCCTTTTACGTTTGATAGGTTTATTGATAATATTCAAAACCAAAAGGTTTATGAATTAAAGATAGCAGAAAACTTTAATGAATTTATTGGTGCTAATGTAGATGATGAAAGCATGAATTTTGAAGACACTACCGAGATAGTTGATACTTATATAGACGCTGTAGACACCGACTTAGATAAGAATAAAATAAAAGCTGAAATGAGACAATTGATGACTGAGGCCCAGGCTCTAGAAATAGCATGATAGTATTTAAGACCCTTCGATATAAAAACTTTCTATCTTCAGGTAATACGTTTACTGATGTAGATTTTACTAAAGCCAAGTCTACTTTAGTGGTAGGTCACAATGGCGCAGGTAAATCCACAATGTTAGATGCATTGTCATTTGGTTTGTTTGGTAAACCACATAGGAAAATAAGTAAAGCACAACTCGTTAATTCAATCAATCAGAAGCAAGCATTGGTTGAAGTTGAATTTACTATTGGCCAATCTCATTTTAAATTAGTTAGAGGAATTAAACCTAACATATTTGAAATATGGAAAGACAACGAGATGATTAACCAATCATCACACGCTACTGAATATCAGAAGATCTTAGAACAAAACATTCTAAAACTTAATCACAAGAGTTTTCATCAAGTCGTTGTTTTAGGTTCCTCCTCTTTCATACCTTTTATGCAATTAAATGCGGGTCACCGTAGAGATGTTATTGAAGATCTTCTGGACATTAATATTTTTTCTAAGATGAATGTTATACTTAAAGAAAAAAATAGTATTTTAAGAGATAAAGCATCAACTATAGTTAATAACATTGAATTGTGTAAAACTAAAATAGAACAACACTCAAAATACATTCGTGATATTGCTGCGTTAACTACAGAAAATAAGAAGAAATACGAAAAACAAATTCAAAATGCAGATTTAAAAATAAAAAAGTTGCAAGAAAATAATAACATACTAACCAATGAGCTTGATGCTTTTGGTGATATAGATTTAACATCTTTACAAAATAAAAAGAATGATGTTATAACATATAGAGCTGAACAAAAACAAGAATTACGAATAGTTGCAAAACGAGGTTTGTTTCTGCAAAGCAATGATGATTGTCCTACATGCGAACAACCTATACAAAATAAAGATAAATTAGTATTTGATACTAAAAACCAAGCTTATCAGATTGAGTCAACTCTTAAATTGATTGAAAGTAGTTATTCTGAAGTCGAAGCAGAAATGCAAAAATTGCAAGAAACTATTGCAATAGTAAATGGAAAAACTAGTACTATTAATTCTAATAACAGAGAAATACAATCTTTAAATCAAAGCAATAACGATTTAAGATCATATCTAAATGAAGAAGTTAGTACAGACTTAAATGTTGCTAGAAAAGAACTAGAAGATATTACTAATGATAAAGAAGATTTAATAGAAGAGAAACTTAAAGTAACTGAACAAATTAATTACAATGGTGTTATAGCAGAAATGCTTAGAGATACTGGAATAAAAACAAAAATAATAAAACAGTATTTACCTGCAATTAATAAACTTGTTAATCAACATCTACAAGTACTTGATTTCTTTGTATCATTTGATTTAGATGAAAGCTTTCAAGAAACTATAAGATCAAGATTTAGAGATGACTTTACTTATGAATCTTTCAGTGAAGGTGAAAAACAAAGAATCGACTTATCGTTGTTATTTACATGGCGTCAAATAGCAAAGATGAAAAACTCGGTTTCAACTAACTTATTGATATTAGATGAAACCTTTGACTCATCGTTAGATCATGATGGTGTTGAAAATCTATTGAAAATATTAAACACACTTGGTGAAGATACTAATACGTTTATTATATCACATAAAGGAGATATACTAGATGGTAAGTTTGATGCTAAGATTGAATTTGTAAAAGAAAGAAATTTCTCTAAAATGAAAGTTTAAATGCATTTAACGGTGTACATTTATCAAAAACTGTGGTATAATAGAACTATAAAATCAAAAGGAGTATATAATGCAATTAAGTGATTCCACCTTGGACATCCTTAGAAACTTCTCGTCTATCAATCAAAACATTTTGATTACAGCCGGAAGTCCTATTAAAACTATCAGCGAAGCTCGTAATGTCGTGGCTAAGGCTGAAATACCAGAAACCTTTGACAAAGACTTTGGCATCTATGATTTAAATGAATTCATTGGTGTAACTGGTTTAGTCAATAATCCTAACCTTGAATTCAATAATGATTTCGTTGTTATATCTGATGAGTCAGGTAGATCTAGTGTAAAGTATTTCTACTCAGCTGCTGAAACATTAACAACACCTACAAAGGATGTTTCTATGCCTGAACCTGATGTAAGGTTTACATTAGATAATGACACTCTTAATAAACTTAAAAAAGCTGCATCAACACTTGGTCATAAAGAAGTATTGATTAAAGCTAATAACGGTGTATTAAGTTTATCGATTGTTGAAAATCAAAATGCAACATCAAATGCATATTCAATTGATATTGATGGTGAGTTCAAAGAAGATGCTGTATTTAATTTTATTATAGATATATCTAACTTGAAAATTTTACCTGGTGATTATGATGTTCAAATTTCTTCGAAATTAATAACACAGTTTTCACATAAAGAATTGAGTGTAAAGTATTGGATTGCACTTGAAAAATCGTCAACTTACGGAGTTTAATAATGACAAGCAATAACGACCAATTATATGACCTTTCTAATAAGGCATCAAGAAGTACCATCGCTGTTATCGATGCGGTAACACAAAGAGGTGGGTTTAAAGGTGAAGAGCTATCAACCATTGGCGGACTAAGAGATCAGTGCATTCAGATAGTTCAACTGTGTGAAACTATTCAACAAGAAAAAGCAATGGAAACACCAGCTGAAGAACCTGCTGCTAAAAAGTAATTACGCTTTATTGAATTTTATTTTATTTGTTATGGAGAAACGCGTAAATGTCTAATGAGTACTTATGGGTTGAAAAGTACAGGCCACAAAAAGTTGCCGATACTATACTACCTACTAAACTAAAAGAAACCTTTCAAAAAATAATTGATAGTGGTGAACTACCAAATATGTTATTTACTGGCACTGCCGGGTTAGGTAAAACAACTGTTGCCAAAGCAATGTGTAATGAACTTAATTGTGATTACATATTGATTAATGGTTCTGAAGAAGGCAACATCGATACGTTAAGAACTAAAATCAAACAATTCGCTTCATCGGTTTCATTATCGAGTGACTTTAAAGTTGTAATACTTGATGAAGCAGATTATCTAAATCCACAATCAACTCAGCCAGCTCTTCGTGGTTTCATTGAAGAGTTCTCTAGTAATTGTAGATTTATTCTTACTTGCAACTTTAAGAATAGAATCATTGAACCACTACATTCAAGATGTGGTGTATATGAATTCAATACATCTAAAAAAGATCTTGCACCTATAGCAGGCCAATTCATGAAAAGATGCCAGTATATTCTTGAAGAAGAAGGTGTAAGCTATACACAAATGGCAGTGGCAGATTTAATCATGAAATTTGCACCAGACTGGCGTAGAGTTATCAATGAATTACAAAGATATTCAGTTAATGGTAATATTGATGCTGGTATAGTAAATGTTGTAAGTGATAAAAACTATGATGATCTTTTCTCTTATTTGAAAAATAAAGATTTCAAAAAGATGAGATCTTGGGTGGTTAACAATATAGATACAGATGCAGCAGCAATCTTCAGATCCATATACGATCGGATGGCAGAGAAAGTTGCCTCGCAGTCTATTCCACAATTGGTTTTAATTCTTGGTGATTATCAATACAAAAATGCTTTTGTTGCTGATCACGAACTTAATGTAGTAGCATGCTTAACGGAGGTAATGTCAGATGTCCAATTCAATTAACTTAACACTTTACACACAGGATAATTGCGAATATTGTCATGTTATGAAAAAGAAACTCGCAGAATGGGATTACAGGTATAGAGAAGTCAATGTCAGTTATGATCTTTTTGCAAAAGAATTCATGAAAGAAAGAGGACATAGAACAGTTCCTCAATTGTACTGGAATAATACACATTTAAATAAACTTCCTACATCTGAGCTCACTAAAGAACATATAGAAGCCGAGATTGATTATGATAACTACGTTGGCGGAGTTGAAAGTTGGGCCCCTCTAAAAAGAGCATAGCAATTGTTGGTGGCGGTATTGCCGGCATAACTACAGCATACTTTTTATCTAAAAAATATAAAGTAAGACTATATGATCCTAATGGTATTGCAGAACAATGCAGTTATGCCAATGGTGGTCAATTGTCTGTATGCAATGCTGAAGTGTGGAACACCTATGAAAACATAGCTAAAGGTATCAAATGGTTAATGCAACCAGATGCTCCACTTGCATTTAGACCAGACGTGTGGTCTTGGTCAAAAATTAAATGGATTGCTGGTTTTGTTGGTGCTACTCTTAAAAATAGATATGAGCATAATACTCGTAAAACTATAGAATACAGTTTACATTCTCGTAAATTAATGAAGAAGTTAATGAAAGAAACTGGTATAGAGTTTCATCATAACGATTGTGGTATACTTCATATATACAAAAATCAAAAATCCTGGGATAAAGCACGTAAAACACTTGATAGATTTAAAGATACTGGTTGGGGTAGAGTTGAAACACGAACCAATGTTATTAAATATAATGTAAAATCAAATGATGTTATCGGTGCTACACTGACTAAAGCTGATTCAGTTGGCGATATACATGAGTTTTGTAAAAATTTATGTACACATATGATAAAAGATCCTAAATATGATTTTAGTATTAGAGTTAATAAGATAGTACCTACACGTGAAATTAAGTTCTTATCTGGTAGACGTGATATGGCTTTATCTTTAGATGATCTTAAGCAAGAATACGATGAAATAGTTGTGTGTGCTGGTGCATACACTCCACACTTAGTTCCAGTAAATGTATACCCTATCAAAGGTTATTCGATAACTTATGAAAACGCATATGAAGGTCCTAACATATCAGTACTCGATGATGAAAGAAAAATAGTGGCATCACCATTTGCAAATAATATGTTTAGAGTTGCTGGTACTGCAGAGTTAGCCGAATGGAATCATGATATACGTGAAGATAGAATCAAACCTTTAGCAAATTGGGTAGAACAAAACACTTTCATACAAAGAGATGATTATAAGAAGTGGGCATGTTTAAGACCAATGACACCAAATATGATACCTATTGTAGGAAAGATAAAAGGCCTATGGGTTAACACTGGAGCTGGTCACCTAGGTTGGACTATGGGTATGGCTCTTGCTGAAAAAATAGCGAAGGATATATAATGGAACTAGAAATGTTAAATCAATTTGTAAATCAATTAGCAATGTGTGAGTTATTATCAGCACATGACTTATTGCAACCATCATTGGCATTTGATTGCATACAAGTTGAAAACTTTATAAAAGAATCATACTTTGATAATAACTATCAAGCTTTCATAGCTTGGTGGGATTCAACTGTAGTGCCAGTTACAGAAGAATTTAATACATTGTATCAAGGACCTCAAAATGAAAGTATGTAATTTAGATAGCTTTTACCTTATTAATAAAGTTAAAAATCATGATGAAGTAAAAGAAAAACTTTTATATCTTATAAAAAATAATGAATCAGATTCTACTACTTATGCTGATGCATTTATTACTAGAACAGATTATCACTTAGATGAAAATCACGAAAGAACATACTTACCGCTTTTCTTCGATACTATAGAACCTATAATGCAAGAACAAGCTAAGTTTATGTTTGCACAAGAAATGTCAGTGCACCATGCATGGTTTCAACAATACTGGCAATTTGATAAACATGATTGGCATTCTCATGGTCGTTCCCAATTTGCTAACATTTATTACTTAGAACTACCAGACAAAAATAACAAGACAGAATTTTTTAATGTCTTAGATCAAAAAATAATTAAAGAAATTGATGTAGAAGAAGGTGATTTAATTACCTTTCCTGCCTATATAATACATAGATCTAATACTAATTCTGAAAAACAAAAAACAGTAATATCATTTAACAGTAGCTTTGAAACTACTGATACACAGAGAGTAGATAGTTTATTATGAACCCTTTTGAATATGTAAATGCAATTAACTATACTAAGAAAGATATAATGGTTGATGATGTGGCGGAAAAAGGTTATGCTCCGTACATGATTAATAGACAACTATCATACTTTTCAGATACAGTTCTTGCAGCAAATGAAATGAATCGCAACCACCACCTTGACAATCGTTTACAATTTGACTTTTTTATAAATATAGTTAGAAAACGTAAAAGGTTTTCTAAATGGCATAAGCCAGAAACTGTAAGTGATTTGGAAGCAGTAAAAAAATATTATGGCTATAGTAATGAAAAAGCCCGCCAAGTATTATTTCTCCTAACCACTGATCAGATCAATGAATTGAAAAATAAGGTAATGACCGGTGGAAGAAAGTAATATAGTAGAATGGGCTCCAGCCAGCATGTTGGAAGTCACATTAAATGAACCAGATGATTTTTTAAAAATAAGAGAAACATTAACACGAATTGGTGTAGCATCTCGTAAAGACAATAAACTCTATCAATCATGTCACATACTTCACAAACAAGGAAGATATTTTATCGTGCACTTCAAAGAGCTCTTTTTGCTTGACGGTAAGAAATCTAACTTAGAAGAAAATGATGTAGCCAGAAGAAATACTATCGCAACACTTATGAGTGATTGGGGTTTACTACAGATTGATTCAGCTACAAAGCTAGAACCAATTGCACCATTAAGACAAATTAAGATTATATCTTTTAAAGATAAAGATGAATGGAACCTATGTCCAAAGTATAACATAGGAAATGGTTCAAAGTAAAAAAAGTTTGTACAGGGCTATGTACATTTAAAAAAAAAGTATTATATATATTATAGAGTCGCCGATGACCGGGACTCGTTTACCCTTGCTAGTCAATAGGAGGCAATTATGACTAAGAACTTTATTTACCCAAGGAACGCTTTCTTGGGATTCGATCACATTTTCGACCAGCTAGAAAATATTCATAGCCATGCGAAAGATACTTATCCACCATATAATGTAGTCAAACACGACAATATGAAATATGAAATTGAGATGGCCGTAGCCGGCTTTAAAAAAGATCATATTGATATTGAAGTAAAAGACCACGTTATGAACATTACTGGTGATAGACCTAAGCGTAGAGAACAAGACGCATATGTCCATAAAGGTATTAGTGCTCGAAAGTTTTCAAGATCATTTAGACTGTCCGAATATACGGAAGTAGACGGTGCAGACATTCAGGACGGAATACTATCTGTTCAACTAAAGGTAGTCCTACCAGAAGAGAAGCGGCCTCGTAAAATTTCAATTAGATAAATTAACGAGGATTAATTAAATGACAACTTTAACTACAACTTACAATATCACGTGTCAAGTATGTGAATTCATTGCTAACGCTTTTAAAAAAACATTAAAAGCAATCATCATAGGTAGACAAATGTCTGCAAATGCTGAAGTAGCAAGAGAACTACAGCAGCTTGGTTTCTATGGCAAAGATCAAGATTTAAAGCATATCATTATGCAATTAAATAAGAAAACTGCTAAAGAATACGAAAGATATTAGTATTGTAATCAAATTAGATTAGGCGGGTTCTTCCCGCCTTTTTTATTATAAATAGTATTTTATAAGGAGGTATAGCATGAATATAGAAACATTAAGAAAAGAACTTGAATTGGATGAAGGAGTTAAGTATGAAATTTACAACGATCACTTGGGTTATGCCACTTTTGGGATTGGGCATTTGGTTATTGATTCTGATCCAGAACACGGACAAGAAATTGGAACACCTGTCTCAGAAGATCGAGTTATTGAAGCCTTCAACAAAGACGTCCAAATCGTGCTCGCAGATTGTGAGCAATTATATTACGGATTTAATGTCTTGCCAGAAGAAGTCCAACTGATCATTGCTAACATGATGTTTAACATGGGAAGACCTAGACTTTCGAAGTTTAAAGGTATGAAAGCCGGTGTTGACGCACAAGATTGGAATAAAGCTGCAGACGAAATGATAGACTCTGCTTGGTATAGACAGGTTCCTAATAGAGCAGGTAGACTTGTAAAAAGGATGAGAGCTTTAGCATGAGCGATGATTTAGATTTTGATTTTGGATTTACTGCAGTAACTGAAGATGAGTTGGATGTAGTTAAAGATGTAACTAAAAAAGCTGAAAGTCTTGGTGCTAATGCACTAAATACTCAAGATAGACTTGACAAACTTTATAACGCCATAACTCCACTGCTCAATAATCTCAAAAAGAATCCAGAGAAAGAATATATTCTCTGGCCTAATAGGCTAGACAAAGTAGAACAATTCGAAGATCTAATACAAAAAATATATAAAAAGTAAAAAAGTCCTTTACTTTTAACAAAAACTATGGTATAATATAACTACAATGAAAAATTTTATAACATATTTAGAAGAAGCACAAGGAAAAGGATTAACAATCTTTGACATAGATGAGACTATGTTCATAACTAAAGCTAAAGTTCATGTAGTTAAAAATGGTAAAATTGTTAAGAAGCTTGATAACCAAGAATTTAATACTTATAAGAAAAAACCTGGCGAAGAATATGACTTCGGTGAATTTAAAAACGCAGAGGTCTTTCAAAAAACTTCCACTCCAATCGCAAGAATGATTAACAAAGTTAAAGTAATATTAAAGAATGCCACAAAGGCGGGTTCTAAAGTTATTATAGTAACTGCAAGACCTAACTTTGATAATAAGAAAACATTTCTAGATACATTTAGAAAACAAGGTATCGACATAGATAAAATTTATGTTGAACGTGCTGGTAACCTCGGCGGTGGACCAGCAGCAGAAAATAAAAGAGTAATTTTTAAAAAATACTTAAATCAAAATATATATAAAAGAATAAGGCTTTTTGATGACGCAAGATCTAATCTTAAAGTTTTTTTATCATTACAAAAAGATTACCCAGATGTTTCATTCGAAGCATTCTTAGCAAAATCAAACGGCTCTGTTTCAAGAGTAAGATAAGGAGAAAAAATGAAATCGATACTGCGCACACTGGCAGTGGCAACACTGTCTTTGTTTCTCAGCATGCCAGCATTTGCTGACAAGCTTAAAGTAGGTTTTATCTATGTTGGCCCAACAGGCGATCATGGTTGGACCTATAGACACGATATCGGAAGACAAGATATTGAAAAACATTTTGGTGATAAAGTTGAAACAACTTTTATCGAAAGTGTTAAATACGGACCTGATGCTGAAAGAGCAATCAGAGCTATGGCAAAAGGCGGAGCAGATATTATATTTGCAACATCTTTTGGTTATATGGAACCTATGCTTAAAGTAGCAAAAGAATTTCCAAATGTGAAATTTGAACACGCTACAGGTTATAAGCAATCTAAAAATATGTCAAGTTATGGATTGAGATTATATCAAGCAAGACACGTACAAGGTGTTATTGCAGGTATGATGACTAAGACTAACAAAATTTGTTATGTCGGTGCATTTCCAATTCCTGAAGTTATTCGTGAAATTAATACATATTACTTAGGTGCTAAGTCGGTTAATCCAGATGTTGATATTGATATCGTATGGGTTAACACGTGGTACGATCCAGGTAAAGAAGCTCAAGCTGCAAAGGTTATGATTGCAGAAGGTTGTGACATGGTTGCACAACATACTGATTCACCTGCACCATTACAGACTGCAGAAAAAGCAGGCGTACTTGGTT